CCGCCACCGCAGCCATTGCCGCAGCCGCCGCCGCAGCCACCGCAGCAGAACAGGATGATGATCAAAATGATGATCCACAGGTGATATGCTGTCTTTGACTTTATTTGATAAATTGTCGATTATCTGTAAGATACTGCACTAATGACAACAATAAAATGCAATAGAATAAAACAAGATATCGTGCAATCTAACAGAACAGCTAACAATAAAACTAACTCTTATCTAACTTTTTGTCCCACGCATTCAGCTTATCCATCTCTCCTGCCAGGTAGGCTACGTCGGGGGCGATATAGTATTTATTCCCCACTTCCAGGTCAGCCCAGCCCATGAGCTTTGCCAGGGCGAGCTGGTCAACGCCTGCCTGTGCGGCATTGGTGGCCATGGTCTTTCGGGTGTTGTGGGGGACTTTGTACGGGATGCCTAAGAACTCCAACATCCCCTTGTAATCCCGTGCTCGCCAGCCGTTGGCCTTTTGGTTGCCACAGAAGCCACTGACCAGCAGGTCACCGGCAGCGTGGGCGGCGAAGAACTGCACATAGGGGAGGATACGCTGGTGGAGGGGGATGATGCGGTTCTTCCCGGCCTCCGTTTTGATGCCGCCTTGGATGTACGGCACGGCGCTGTCCAGGTGGACATTAGCCAGGGGCAGGGTGAACAGCTCGGTGATGCGCATTCCGGTGAACAGGAAGATCATGGTTAGCTTTGCGGTCTGTGTCCAGCGATCCGCGTCTGCGCCATCGGTTGCCAGGGCGTTGATCTTGGCGATCTCCTCCACAGTGAAGGTCTCAATGGGGCGCTTGGCCGTTTTCTGCACGGTGACGAAGGCGGCGTAGTTCTTGTTCAGCACGTCCCGCTGCATCAGCCATTGGCAGAGCTGGGAGTAGAGGAATTTCAGGTGCTTGGCGGTGGATTCGGACAGGCCACGGCCTTGCAGCGCATCCACGATTTCCTGGAAGTCATCGCTGCGCACATCCCGTGCCAGCTTCTGCCGCAGCCGCTCCGGCACATAGCTCCAGGAGGTCAGGTAGCCACGCTGGGAGCTGGTGCTCATGTCCCGGAAGGCCACCGAGGACCAGGCGTTGAAGCAGTCCTCCAGGGTGTAGGAGAACACCTCCGGACGGGTGCAGGCCAACATGGATTCCAATGCCGCCTCCGCCTCCTGTCGGGTGGCGTACATCCGACCGGCAGACTTGCCGTTGAGCACGGCGTAGTAGGGGCGCTTCCGGTTGCCCGACAGCTTGTAGACGCTGCCGGTGCCCTTCTCTCTGGTGCGGTGCTTTTTGGGCTTCTGCTCCCGCACCTGCTTCCGGCCGCAGTAGGGGCAGAAGATGGCGTCGGGCGGGATGGTGCGCTTGCATCGGGCGTAGATGCATTTTGCCATGGCAATCTCTCCTTTCATTTTTTATCCTTATGTGCTAAAATGAAAGGGTAGTATGTGGAATCGAAAAACTACTACCCTTTTAAACCGCCCTGGTGTTGGCAGCACCAGGGCGGTTTTTTATATCATGAAATTACTGTTCGGACTGGTCGGCTTTTGCTTCCGGCTTTTTGGCCTTCACGGCAGCGACGATGTAGAGGATGGCGAAGATGACGCACACAGCAGCCCAGATGTTCAGGTCAGAATAGGAGCCTGCGTTGGCAAAGCCCAGGAGCGCACCGATGATGTAAAACACGGCGGTGGTGATGGAAGCACCCTTGCCTTCGGAATTCCTGGTGGCCAGGCCGACGATGCCAGCAACGATCAAGCAGATTGCCACGAACAGACCGGCGGAACCGCTCGCTTCCCCGTTTTCCGCCATTGCGTTGCCAACGCCAGCGGCACAGGACTGGAACAGGACTAAGGGACACAACACGATGGAGATGATCCCCGATACCAATTTTGCTACTTTCATTTAAACTCTCCTACTTTCATGGGGTTTTTCTTCCGCAATCATGCTGATACGGAAGATACTCCCATGTTACATGATATTCGTAGAAATGACAAATTACGATTGTATGCGTTTTTGTAATTTTTGAGTAAAAGAGTGTATCAATCCTTTAGGTGCAGCGTGAGCATAATGGAAAAGAATCTTTCACCTCAAACAAGTATTTGCGGTTATATTTTGAAATTGCGTTTTGGAATGCCCTGGTGTTGGCAGCACCAGGGCAGTGTTGTATTTTAAGTATTGTGTCATTCACCCTGGGAGACGCCGTATTCCGCCTGTTCAGAGGTGAAGCCTTCAAATTCCAGCTGACTGACCAGCTGCTTATGGGAGAAAGAACCGGTGTTGCGATATTCCTTCGCCTTCTTTGCGGCTTGCTCGTTCCAGTCAGCGCCACAGTTATCCGCTGCGTGGGTTGCGTCCTTGTTGGAGAACTTTTCATGTTCCAACTGCTTGATCAGACTATCGTGGGAAAAAGCCATCGTGTCCAGATATTCTTTGGCCTTCTTGTCGGCCTGTTCCTGCCAGTCAGCACCACAGTTCTCTGCCGCATAGGTCGCATCTTTCTCGGAAAAGCCTTCAAACTTCAGCTGGTCGATCAGGCTGTCGTGGGAAAAAGCCATCATATTCAGGTACTCCTCTGCCTTATTCAGCGCAGATTCCTGTTCAACGGAGAGTTTTTCATCAGTCTTATCAGCCTTTTTGGTGTCCTTGCTATCGGAAGCATCCGTGGCGGTGCTGGTCGCAGCGTTGTCCGTGTTCTGGCTCGCCGCTGTGCCACTGTCACCACAGGCGGCCAGGCTCAGCACCATCATAAGTGCCAGCAGGAGAGTACACATCTTTTTCATTTCTCGTTTCTCCAATCATTTCATAAATTTCCCGTATGTATGTTACAACGGAATATGATTCCATGTTACATGATATTCGCAGAAACGACAAATTACGATTGTATGCGTTTTGCATTACGCTGGGTTAGTCCGGATTTGTGTACCCTGTTTCTTGTATAATTTTAGGTGTGGGGTTTCGATTTTTCCGGTGTAGTCAACTCTTCTGTTTCCTGCAAGCGCATTTGTGTCTTAAGCAGTTCTTTGGCGGTGCTGATGAGATGATCCTGCAAGGTTGGAGTCAACTCATTAAAAATGTCAAAGAACTCTTTCTGTTTCTTGTCTACGACTAAGAACATAGGTTCTACACCATGCAGGAGCCAATCTTCATTTACGCTGAACTGGGAGCAAATAAGCTTAATGTTCTTCTGAGTAGGAGCAGTAGCGTCTCTTTCCATGCAGCTTACTGTGTTTTGCTGAATACCAAGTTTTTCAGCAAATTCCTTCTGCGTCAAACCCAGTGTCTTGCGCAGAATGCGGATGCGATTATCCATGTATTATCACCTCACAAAAAAAGAATATCAATAATTGATAAAAAAGTCAAGAGAAACACTTGACAGAAATCAAAAATTGATATATAACAAGAGAAGAAAATCAAAAACGGATATAAAGAAAGGAGGGAGCATCAATGGATAGTAAACAAAGCAATATGGAGGCGATTTTCCGGCAGTTATCCGAACAAAACCAGGATGTGATGATTCTCCTGGCAAAGTCGATGGCTGTTGCACAGGCCGCTTGTATGAAAGAAGCAGGGTAGAAGCTGGAGCAAGCTGAGAGGGGAGGTGAGAGGCACGGACAACGACAGAACCATCGCAATTTACCTGCTCATTGGAGCGATTACTATTGGTGCGCTGGATGGTTGGGGGATTGGGCTGATCGTGCTTGTCATGTGGGTGATGATGCTATGTAAGCGTTAGCTGGATGAATGGGCAAAATCATTTAGACTGCGGACTATTGCACCAGAGATGATGAGCAAGGAAATTATGGCGATAAGGTAAGCAACTTTACTTACATACACAAAAGGAATGCTTAGAAGGAGGGGGATAAAAATCCAAAGCACGTCTATCCATGGCCACAAGTAAAGCAATTTCTGTTTAGGTGTCATGCGAATGAATAGATCTCGGAAACTTTCTGATGGGTATCCCAACGCTTTCTTTAGTAGCTCATAATCTATCACGACCTGATGTCTTATAGTTTGCAGGGTTTCGGTATAATCCAGATCGGCTACAAGCTGTTCCTTTAGTGTACGATTCAAACGATGCAGCTGTGGAAAGGCAAGAACATAATGTCTGTCTAAAATATTCCCAATCTTTTTGTTATATGCAAATGCGTCCAGCCTGGAGGGAGATTGAGGCATTTGTTCTAAAAGACGGAACAGCGGCAGATATATGTTGTCCAGCTGCGATTGCTTGATGGATAGTCGTTCCGGCTTGCATGTAGTGTACTTAGCAACACGATAGGTGATAAAAGCAGTAATGAAAATTCCAATAAGGTTTATGTAGTTTTCGTTATTTACAAAAGCAAGAAGAGCTTTTGATATGCTATCGAGAAAGGTGTTTGGGGCTTCCTGCATAGTAAGTAAACCTCGATTCATTTATCTGTGTTTTGGAGATAAACCATTTTACCACATCAATGTAAATTTGAGCAACTAAGGTGATCGGATGAGAAAACAGAAAGCGCAGGGAAAGCACTGCCGTGCTCGCTCTGCGCTCGAAGGAAAGTAAACCAAACTAGGACAACCCAGCACACGCATAGGATAAGGTGAGGTGATTTGTATGGAGAAACTGCCGTGGATTGGAGCGGAAACATTGAGCTGGTTCTATCAGTGGTGTCGGGATCATGGGATCCCCGGCGACAATCACAAGCTGCAAGCCGGCATTATTGCCGGGGTGTTCGCCCCTGCGGCGGTGGCTGTCCCAGACCAGTTGGCGGATGGCAAATATCAATACTTCATCTTTCCCGCGCGGTTGCAGCGCTGGGCGGAAGAAAACGCCATTGAATGGCGTGAAGAATAGGGAAGGAGTACATCATGAACGAAAAAAGCAAGAAGTTCGCGCTGATCGGCGACCTGGCGGGTCTGCTGGGCTTTGTGGCCGGCTGCTCCGGCATCGCCTGCGGTATCTTGGAGCGCTATCAGGCTGCCGTCATCCTGTTGGGGGGCGGAGCGCTGATGCTGGTGGTGGCCATGACCGCCTATCGGGGCATCCGGCGTAAGACGGAGCTGGTCATGTCCAGCCAGTGGAGGGAGGACAACGATGAAATGTCCCTGTATTGACTGCGCTGACCGGCAGGCCATCTGCCACGACACCTGTTCACGCTTCGCCGAGTACCGCAGGCCGCTGGACGCTGCCATTGCCCAGCGGGTGCAGGTGCAGCAGGCGCAGTTAGCCCTCCAGGACATGAAGCGAAGCAGACACTTGACCATGCGCCGGATGGCTCGCCGCTGTGCGGCGGCACGGGAGTGACAATGGTCTGTGGGCAAACACCGGCGGACTGCCTGAACTGTGGGCGGGCGGTCTGCGTGTGGGACAAGCCGGAGTCACCGAAATCCCGCACCTGGTGGACACGGGAGACGTACCGCGCCGTCGGCGACGTGCTGCGGTCGGAGCGGACACGGCTGCAATACAACCAGCGCGAGATGGCACAGCACCTTGGGGTGACCTATACCACCTATCGCGCCTGGGAGCAAGGGTGCTGCTGTCCGCAACCGTCCAACTGGCGTCGCTTAGTGCGGCATATCCCAGCACTTGCTATCTTTGCCCCGGACAAGCCCCCACAACTGCACAACCAGCCTGATGAGAGCCAGGAGGCGCCTGGCCGAAACGGGTCGTTGGCGTAATTCGACCCGTCGCTGGAAGCCAACTTTACTCATTTTGAACCTACCTACAGTTTAACCTCTTTCTTTTCCTCATGTTATAAAAACTCCTATTTTTTTCTTCTTATTTTGCGGCTTCCAGCCCGCCGGTATCCTCTCCGGCGGAACCATGTCGGGGCGCGGGTTTGAATCCCGCCCCTGGCGGAACAACTCCCCAAATACCCGACCTTAGGTCGGGTCATGCCGCCGCAGTCTGGATGGTGAGACGGCCAGTCCTGTCACAACATTTTGGGTTCATATCCTTCTCTTTTCTACAGATTTTGTTGTGTTTTCGGCACATCCGTGGCAGGAATGGCAGACGTGGGTTCAAGTCCCATCGGCGGCACCATCAACTTTTTGAAAGGGAGGGTGACTCAAAATGGCAATGACACCAGAAAAACGGAGCACGTCCATTTTGCGCTCTGTGCTGCTGATCTCACAGCGGCTGTTGGCGTCCGCCGAAGCGGTGGACGAGTCCAGCGTACAGCTGCGGTACGGACAGGACTGGAAAGCCTGGGTGCAGCTCGAAAAGGCTGGCCTGTCCCTGGCCGGAGTGGAGCAGATGGTCAGCGACCTGCGGGAGGCGGTGCGGCGCTATCAGGATGAGGTGGCCGATGCTGCTATGGCGGCGCGGAGTGTGAGAGATGCGGAGGAGTGGGGTCATGAATGACTATCATTTTTCAGCGGAATTGGCGAAGCGGTATGGTCTGGATGAGGCCATCATGCTGCACCATTTTGCCTACTGGGTGCAGAAGAACACCATTGATGGGCGCAATATTCACGATGGACGAGCCTGGACGTACAATTCACAAGATGGCCTGACAGAATGGTTTCCGTTCTGGAGTCGCAGACAAATCCAGCGGGTGTTAAAGAGTTTGGAAGCACAAGAAGCGATTATAAAAGGCCAGTTTAATGAGAATCGGCTGAATCGAACCATGTGGTATACCATTGCTGATGGTGTGTTGGAATACTACGGGATTCGTCTGCCGGACGGACAGCACCAAACAGTGCTATGCACAGACGCAGACGGTGCTGAATGTGGCACGGAACAGGTCTGCGCACAGCACGAAACGGTGCCATGTATTATAAGTAACAAAGAAAATACGAGCAAAGAGAATACCAAAGAAACACACTCTGCCGGTGCGAGCGTGCGCCAGCGAGATCAGTTCGACCAGTTCTGGGCGGCCTACCCTCGGAAGGAGGGCAAGAAGAAAGCCTGGGAGAAATGGCAGAAGCTCGACCCGGATCCGGTACTGTTTGCGGCAATCCTGTCCGGTCTGGACGCACACATCCGCAGTGAGCAGTGGCGGCGTGGGGTCATCCCGCATCCCACCACCTGGCTCAACGGGGAACGCTGGGAGGACGAGCTGACACCGGCAGCGTCTCCAGACAGAGGACGGGTGGAGGAAGGAGGCTGTGAATATGTCTGAGTATTTTGCGCTAGAACAGTGGGTTGCGGCACAGCAGTCGGTCATTGGCTCCATGCTGCTGGACAAGGGTTGGGTGCCAGAGGTGCTGGCGCAGACCCGTGCGGAGGATTACACCCAGCCCTATCGGGCGCTGTACTTAGCCATTCAGCAGCTGACCCAGGAGGGCACCGCTATCGATGCGGTGACGGTGCTCCATGCGCTGGACGGAGACGCCGCCGAAAACCGGAAGCTGGTGCTGGACTTGCTGGACTTGACGCCTACAGCGGCCAACTGCAAGGCGTACATGGACATCCTGCTGGAACAGGCTCAGCTCAGCCGCTTGCGGGGGCTTGGGTTGGCGCTGGCGGAGTGCCAGACCAGTGACGCCGCCAGGGAGGCAGCGGCCAGCATTTCCGAGGCGTTGGCGGTGCGCAGCAACCAAGAGACGTTCACCCAGCAGGATTTGCTGGGGCGGTTCTATGAGCGGCATGACGCACAGAAGGCGGTCAAGTACCTGCCTTGGGGGCTGAAAAAGCTGGATATGCGCTTGTATGCGGAGCTGGGGGATTTCGTCATTCTGGGCGGTTATCCCAGTGACGGTAAGACCGCCTTGGCACTGTCCTTCGCCTGGGCACAGAGTGAGCAGTATCGGGTGGGGTTCTTCAGCCTGGAGACCAGGCCGGACAAGTTGTTCGACCGGCAGATGTCCATGGTGTGCGGTCTGCCTATGGAGCGCATTAAGCGGCACCAGCTCAGCGATGAGGACTGGCAGGCCATGGCCCACAACGGTCAGACGGTGTATGACCGGCACCTGGATATTTTGCCTGCGGCAGGCCGGACGGCGGCGGAGGTGATGAACCTGGCCAAGGCGAAAAACTATCAGATTATCTACATCGACTACATCCAGCTCCTGAAAGCCGAGAACCCCAGGGCGACCCGCTATGAGCAGGTGTCCCAGACCTCCATGACCCTGCACACCCTGGCCAATCAGTACGGCATCACCGTGGTGGGGCTGTCCCAGCTGTCCAGGCCGCAAAAAGATCGGGCGCAGGTGAAGCCCTCCATGTCCGACCTGCGGGAGTCGGGGCAGTTGGAACAGGATGCAGACATTGTGCTGCTGCTCTACCGGCTGTATCCCAATGATGGGTCGAAGCCCGACCGAGATTTGAAGATCGCCAAGAACAAGGAGGGCGAGGCGCTGAAGATCATCGCCCTGGACTTTGACGGCCAGACCCAGCGGTTCAGCCAGCGGCAGGAGCATAAGCCGCTGCGGGAACGAGTCGAGGAGGCTGGGGAGGAGCTGCGGTGGGAGGCTAGTCAAGTGAGTTTGGATGAGGAGTGTCCGTTTGAAGGGAGGACGTAAGATGGAACTGTGGGAAGTGATCGCCTTCTTCCAGGATAGACTGCACACTGCGGAAGCAATGGAATCCTGGTGCAGCATGAAGGAGGACGAGGACGATGGCCTGATGGCGCCTGGGCGAAAGCACGGGAGGCGTATCGGGTCGCACTAGGCGTGTTGAAGGAGAGAGTAGAATGGGATACTTGAAGATGCAGGGCGGGGAGTGGCTGGTGACGGGGCGCTGCTCCAGCCCCAAGTTCAGGCGGGTGGGGAAGAACCACACGCCCTTTTGCACCGTGGGCATTGCTGCCGGGACGAACCCGAAGGAGCTGGATGAGCAGGGGAGACCCAAGCCCATCTGGATCAACATCACCGCTTGGCGCGGGGCAGCAGAGCTGCTGGCCACGGCCCACAGCGGGGATGCAGTGATGGTGACCGGCGCGCCGTACACCAACGAGTATGAAGGTCGGACGTACAAGGGCATCAACGCTGGGTTCGTCTCCATCTCACCCATTGCGGCTCAGAGCGCCCCAGGACATCCCCAGGACGGCGGCTTTGCTGAGGTGACCGAGTCCGATGGGGAGCTGCCGTTTTGAAGGTGCTGAAGATCATCGCCGCCCGGAATGAGGTGCAGAAGATCCTGTACACCAACATCAGAATCCGGGACACGGACAATCTAGAGGTCAAGCGGCAGAAGCGAGCCATTCAGACTTCTGTCTCCCGGTACGTCCACTCCAAGCGCCGCTGTGTGGAGATGCTCATTCAGAACAACTTCACGGCAGAGGATTGGTATTGCGTCCTCACCTTCCAGGAGGACAAGCTGCCGCCGGAGAAGGTGCAGGCGGACGACAAGTTCCAGTATTTCCTCAAGCGGCTGAAACAGACGGGCTGCTCCGAACTGCGCTACCTGAAGGTGCTGGAGCACCGGCACGGCGCTGGCCGGTATCACTTCCATGTGGTGCTGGCCGGGCAGGGCGTGACTCAGGACAAGCTCCGTCAAGCCTGGGCGGGTGCCTACGGGTTTGCACGGGTGGCGCATCTCCGGATCACGTCCGTGCCCAGGCTGGCTGGGTATCTGTGCAAGGAGGCTCCGGATGCGGTAAACAAGCGGCTGTATTCCCGGAGCCGTCCGCCCAACGCCTTGCAAGACCCGACCGTGCAGCGGATGTTCGTGCCGGATCACTACCGGCTGGTGACGCCGCGGGGATGCCAGACCGTGGAGCGTCGGCCGCTGTGCGAGAACGCCTTTGGCACGGTGGAATCGCTGTCCTACCTGACGTCTGACGGGCGGGCGAATATGTTTTTAACTATATAGTAAGACTTGAACTATATGTTCATCTTAGAAGGAATCGGGGGATTATGCATTGAAAAAGTTCCCAAGCTGTGATACAATCATAGTGACGAACCGGAGAGCACGCTGTCCCATGTGCAAAGCGAAGCTGCCGGGTGAGTTTCTCCCGGACAGCGCTGTGTCTGGATATATCATCCAGTGCAAGAGCTGCCGGAAAAGAATCCGAATCGAATATCGTAGCGACCAGCTCCGCAGTGCGGAGAGCGTGAACCACGCAAGCGTCCAGTAACTTCACCAGCAGGTGAGGAGACTGGGCGCTTTTTGTTTTGCCTGGAGGTGATAGCCTGGGGAGACGAGAATTAACACCGGAGGTGCTGGCGCGCTGGATTCCGGCGCTGTGCGAGGCGGGGGCGCTGTGGCGGTTTTATAAGACGCCGGAGTGGCGTCGGCTCCGGCGGCAGGTGCTGGAACGCTGGCACGGGGAGTGTGCCTGGTGTGCTGGGGCGGCACCATCGCTGGTGGTGCAGGCGGAGATGGTGCATCATGTGTACCCGGTCAAGACCCATCCGGCCTGGGCACTGAGCGAGTTCGTGACCACGCCGGAGGGCAAGCGAGTGCGCAACCTGGTGCCGCTGTGCCACGACTGTCATGACCGTGCCCATCAGCGTATGGGCTACCGTCCGTCACCGCTGTCCGCGCCGCCGCTGACGCCGGAGCGCTGGTAGCGACACCCCCCATCCCCCTATGCCCCCGTTCACGGGGGATGCCAGCAACGGCAAAGGGGCTCAGTAAGTGGCGGCTGGCTCCGGCTGGAAAGTTTGACGGGGGACTACAGGGGGAAGATCAGAAGAACACGCCTGCGCACAAAATTTCCGGGGCGTGTGAGGGAAAATCCGGCGGAGACCGGGGAGAGGAGGCGGCCAAACTGTGGCAAAAGTAAAGAGCGTCCGACAGCAGGTGCGGGACTCCATCACCGGCCAGCTTCTGGACAAGTTGGGCTGCGAGAAGCTGCCCAGGGAGCTGGAACACCAGGTGAAGACCTACATGGGGTTCTACGACCGGTTCGGGGCGCTGGAGGCGGCCATTGCCGACTTCGAGGTGGGCGGGAAGCTCTATCTGGAGTGCAGCAAGGAACTGCGGCAGGTGGCACGGGAGATGCGGAGCATTTTGGATTTCCTGGGCTGCCGTCCGCCAGACGGCCATGCGGGCGGGTACATTGAGCTGTGACCGGGCGAGATTTACCGCCGTCTGCCCACAGCCCTTATCTGTGGCCGTACATGGACGGCATTTTGTCCGGTCGCATCGTCCACTGTCGGGAACAGGAGCTGATGCTGGAAAACCTGCTGCTGCCGGTGCTGGAGCGGCCGGATGTGTGGTTCGACGAGGACGCGGTTGCCCAGGGGCTGGCCCTGCAAAAGTATTTCCCCTATGACTTGCTGCCCTGGGAAGTGTTTTTGTTTGCGGTCATCGCTGGGGTCAAGTTTATTGGCTCCAATGACATCTACTTTGATGAAATCCGCATCATCGTGGGGCGGGGCAACGGCAAGAACGGATTCATCGACTTTCTGGCCTTCTATTTCATCAGCCCTGCCCACGGGGTCACAGGGTACGATGTGGATCTGCTGGCCAACAGCGAGGAGCAGGCCAAGACCAGCTTTTCCGATCTGTTCCAGCTCATCACCCAGCCCGCCGACCCCAAGCAGGCCAGGGCGCTGGCGGCCAACTTCCATGCCACTTTGACTGTCATCGAAGGATTGAAAACCCACAGCGCCATCCGCTACAACACCAGCTCCAAGCGGGGCAAGGACAGCAAGCGCACCGGGTGCCTCATCCTGGACGAGACCCACGAGTATCTGGACTTCTCCAACATCAACACCCTCCGCAGCGGCATGGGCAAGCGCCGGAACAGCCGGGTCATTGAGATCAGCACCAACGGCAACGTCCGTGGGGCGGTCTTTGACCGGCGGCGGCAGCAGGACGTGGACACGCTGCGCTTCTACAACCCGGAGAACCGGACGTTCGTGTTCTGGTGTCGGATTGAGGCGGAGGCGGAGTGGGAGGATCCGGCGTGCTGGGGGAAGGCCAACCCGTCTTTGGATGCCTTTCCCACTTTGCGGGCGCAGATGGCCAAGGAGGTGCGGGAGATGCCCTACAACCTGGAGTATTTTCCGGAGTTCATGGCCAAGCGGATGAACTTTCCTGTGGGCAACAAAGACCTTGAGGTGGCCAGCTGGGAGGACATCTGTGCCACCAATCAGCCACTCATCGACCTGGTTGGCCGCCCCTGCGTGGGCGGCATCGACTACGCCCGCACCAATGACTTTGTGAGCTGCTTCCTGCGCTTCCGGGTGGGTGGGATGCACTATCTCATCCAACACACCTTCATCTGCGCCCAGAGTCGGGATTTGCCCGGCATCAAGGCACCGCTGCGGGAGTGGGAAGCCAAGGGGGATGTGGAGTTCGTCCACGATGTGGAGGTGCCAGCGGCGCTGGTGGCGGAGTGGTTCGCCGAGCAGGCCAAGCGCTACCAGGTGTTGACCATCGCCATCGACTCCTTCCGGTTCTCCCTGCTCTCCCACGCCCTGCGCAGCGTGGGCTTCGACGCCAAGGATCGAAAGAACATCTGGCTGGTGCGCCCCAGCGACCTGCAAAAGGCGTTCCCGGTCATCAACAGCGCCTTCGTCACCCACACCCTGGCCATCGGTGACTGTCCGGTGTTCCGGTGGGCGGCCAACAACACCAAGAAGGAGCGGGTGGGGCAGAACTGGCAGTATGCCAAGATCGAACCCAACTACCGGAAGAACGACCCATTCATGGCCTTTGCCGCTACCTTCGCCGTGGATCACCTGTTGCCGGAGAGCGAAGAAACGGAGTCGTTGGAAGCGTTTCCGGATTTGATGATCTGGTGACCGAATGATTCGCCGGGAGTCCGGCGTCACAAGCATTTTGCGGCAGCAAAATCTTGGCGCAGGCGGAATTCACTTCCGCCGAGCAAGTGAAATCCAAGAGGGTTCCCGAAAATCCTTTGGATTTTTGGGAGAACGGAGTCGTTGGAAGCGTTTCCGGATTTGATGATTTGGTAGTTGGTAGGAGGTGAATAGTTGTTTATTACAGACTTTTTAAGGCGGCGGCTGTCCACTACAGAAATACAGGACGCTGCCTACAGTGATGCGGAGTCCCTCCGGTTCCAGGGAATCGCCTATCAGGTGGCGGTGGGCTACATCGAGGAGATCTTGGCCGGATGCGAGTTCCGGGTGTTTGAGGGTGGGAAGTCCGTCCAGAACGCCCACTGGGTGGCGCTGAACTATGCGCCCAACCCCAACCTGTCCGCTTATGAGCTGAAACGGGGGTGGATCCACCGGTATTACTACCACAATCAGGCGGCGCTGGTGCCGCTGATGAATCAGCTGTATCTGGCGGAGGATTTCCAGGTGGATGCTCGGCCGCTGGGGGAGGATCAGCTGGTGGGGGTGGTCATCGGGGCGGAAAATTCGTTTCAGCTGAACTATCCGGTGCGGGTGTCCAACGCCTATGTCATCCGTCAGCGGGACAAGCCCATCTTAAATCTGCTCCGGCAGATGTTCCTGAGCTACGACACCATCATGGGTTACGCCCTGGCCGGGTATCGTGCCACCAACGGGGCGAAATATGTGCTGGACTACAGCGGGTATGCCACCGGCGATGACAACTTCGCCACCCTCTGGAAGACCCGACTGCAACAGCAGGTGAAATCCTTTGCGGAAGCCCAGAACGGGGTGTTCCCACAGACCAAGAGCCTGAAGCTGACCCAGCTGGGGCCGTCCACCACGGCACGAAAGAGCGCTGATGACCTGATTGCCCTGCGCAAGGACGCCTTTGCGGTGGTGGCGGAGGCGTTCCGGCTGCCGGTGAGCTTGCTGGAGGGGAACATGACCAACATCGGCGACCTGTTCGCCCAGGCTATGACCGCCTGCATCCTGCCGGTGGCGAAGATGCTCTCCTGTGAGCTGACCCGCAAGACCTATTCGCCCAGCGAGATTGCTCATGGGAGCCGCATCGTGGTGGACACCACCAACTGCCGGTATGTGGACATCTTGACGGCGGCGGCCAACGCAGACAAGCTCATCGCGTCCAGCGTGGCGGACACCGACGAGGTGCGCGATCTGCTGGGGATGGAACCCATCGGGGAGCCGTGGGCGAAGGTGCATCGGATTACGAAGAACTATGAGCTGGCGTCCAATCTGACGTCAGCGGAAGGGAGTGACACAGGTGCCTAAGCACTACTATTCCATGACGCAGCCCGAACAGGGTGGGCCGGTGGAGCTGTACATCTATGGGGACATCCTCTGTGAGGAGGAACCCACGCCGGGGAGCGTGAGCAGCCATCGGCTGGCCGTTGCCCTGGAGGGGCTGAACGCCAGCGCCGTCACCGTCTACATCAACAGCTACGGCGGCCACACCAGCGAGGGGCTGGCCATCTACCACGCCCTGCAGCGGCTGGAGTGCCCCATCACCACCGTCTGTGACGGCTTTGCCTGCTCTGCCGCCTCTCTGGTCTTTATGGCTGGTGACCGGCGGGTGATGCAGCAGGCCAGCCTGCTGATGATCCACAACGCCTGGCTGCCCGCCTGCGGCAACGCTGCCCAGCTGCGGAAGGTGGCAGAGGACTTGGATAAGATCAGCGCTGCTGGGCGTGCCATCTATCGGGCGGCGGTGACTATCAGCGATGAGGAACTGGATGCGCTGCTGGACAACGAGAGTTGGATCGCGCCGGAGGAGGCGGTGGCGATGGGCTTTGCCACAGAGGTGGCGGACGCCGCGTCAAAGAGCCTGCCCAGCCAGTCCTGTGGGCGGTTGGTGTTCCAGCGGCTGCTGGATGGGGCGCAGGTGCCCATCCATGTGGCGGTGTGCCAGGAGCAGAAAACGGAAGCTGACCCGAATTGCGGGGCAGCGATGGAACAGTTTGTGACCAGCGCATTTCAGGCGCTGGGGAAGTGACAAGGAGGAACGTATATGTCTGTAAAGATCACCAACGCAGAGGAACTGGGCAGAGCCATTGCCGAAGCCTATCAGTCCGGCGACCAGGTTGCCCAGGTAACCGCCTGGCAGGGCTTTTGCCGGGCGCTGTCTGACCAGGTGCGGCAGGATGCCGCTGCCATCGGCCAGCAGATGGATGCGGACGCTCTGCGGCAGCGGGGTTATCGGGTGCTGACCCAGGCGGAGCACAAGTTTTGGGAGAAGGTCATTGACGCCATGAACGCGCCCCAGCCCAAGCAGGCCTTTGCCACCATCGTGGGCAGCACCAACGGCGAGGACATGATGCCCACCACCATCCTGGAGGATGTCTATCAGGATTTGCAGCACAGCCATCCGCTGCTCAGCGCCATTGGCATCGAGTACACCGGCTATGTCATCAAGTGGGTGCTCAACAACCACACCGCCGCTCCGGCCAAGTACGGCAGCATCACTGACGAGATCACCAAGGAGATCACCTCCAGCTTCTCCGTCATCGACACCCATCAGAATATGCTCTCCTGCTACGCCATCGTGGAGAAGGGGATGCTGGACTTGGGGCCGGTGTGGCTGGACGGCTATGTGCGCACCTGTATGGTGGAGGGGATGGCCCAGGCCATGGAGAAGGCGGCCATCTCCGGCACCGGCAAGGACAGTCCGGTGGGCATGGACAGAGACCTGTCCGCCGCCTACACCGATGCTTCCGGCTACACCCAGAAGACTGCTGTCGAGGTGACCAGCTTTGATGCGGCCAGCTACGGCGCTCTGGTGGCCAAGCTGGCCACTGCCGCCAACGGGCAGGCGCGGAACGTGATGGCACACAAGCTGGGGCTCATCTGCAACGTGAAGGACTATCTGACCAAGGTCATGCCCGCCACCACCGTGCTGACTCCGGCGGGGAACTATGTCAACAACGTCCTGCCCATCCCCACGGAGATCTTCCCCACCACGGAGCTGGTAGAGGGGAAGGCCATTTTGGGTCTGCTGGATCTGTACAAGTTCTTTGCCGGCTCCGGTCCGGAGGGGGTCATTGAGTATGACGACTCCGTGAAGTTCTTGCAGAATCAGCGGGCGTTCCGGATGGTGCAGTATCACACCGGCCGTCCCCTGGACAACAACTGCTTCATCCTGCTGGACATCAGCAAGCTGGAGCCGCTGTTCTGGAGCGTGAAGCAGGTGGCAGAGGCTAGTACGGCTGCTGATTCCGGAAGTGAAACTCCGTCCAATCCGTCCGAGGGTGGCTAACCCATGGCGGAGACCGTGACGGCGCTGCTGCCGTTGGTGAAGCGGGCGCTGAACATCACCTGGGAGTCGGAGGAGACGGAACTGCGTCTGAACGACCTGATCGCGGACGCTGTGCCCACCCTGCGCTTCAAGCTGGGGGCGCCGGAGGGGTTCGACTTCTCCGCGCCCTCTCCGGCGCGGAACCTGCTGCTGACCTACTGCCGGTACGGGTACAACGGGATGGCGGAGCAGTTTGATGACGCCTACGCCCAGGACTTGCTGTCTGTCCGGGCGGCGTTTTTGGTGGGGGTGACGCTGGATGAAGCGTGACACGACCTATCATGACGGACAGATGGAGGTCTACCGTGCCGCCTCTGCCCGAAACCCACAGAGCAAGGGCGACCTGACCCATGTGGTGACGCTGCTGTATAACGAGATGTCCCAGCGGGTGCAGGACACGGAGTTCGCCGGGCAGAAGGGGTTTGACCTGTCCCGAAAGGTGGCCACACCACGGTTGCCGGAGGCAATTCCAGCGGACACCACGCTGTGGGTGCTCATCGGGTCGGACTTGTACAGTGTGCAGTGGGTGGACAAGTCGCCCACTACGTTCTACTGGTATATGGAGAGGGTGAGACGGATTGAGAGATAAGATTCAGGCGGCGCTGGAGCAGCTGGACAGCTATGTGCAGTACGGCAATGTCCGCAACCGCAGCGACGCCCTGCCACAGCTGAACTACACGGTGTTCTGCCGCAAAACTGCCAAGGTGAACCAGGGACGCACTGACCTGACGGTGTACTGGGAGGTGTCCATTGTGCGGGAGAACGAGGTGCCCATGGCAGAGGTGGAGCGGTATCTGGAGACGCTGGGCAATATCCCAGGCTTGAAGGTGGCCGGTGACCCCATTCAGTTTTGGGCGCAGTACATGGACGGCACCAAGTGCCAGCTGGAAGCGGTGGCGCTGTCCTTTGTGGAGAGCCGGAAACGGAGGTTGTCCTGATGGGCGGCACGATGCACCTGGAGCGGGAGCAGCTGGATCAGGTGTATGACAAGTTGCTGCGCTTCGGCAATGAGGCGGGCAAGACGGTCAGTCAGGCGCTGCATGACTCCGCTGAGGTCATCCAGGGGGAGATCCATGGGCTGCTGCCTCAGTCGGGGCGGAGCTGGCCGAAGAAACGGCTGGCCGCCCGCTCTGCCGCGCCGGGTATCGTGTTCCGAGCGGATTTCGGCGACTTGTTCGTGACCATCCGCACCCGTCCCAACTACAACTATCTGTATTTTCCCGATGACGGCCTGAACACCCGACGCCATGTGGGCAATCAGCAATTTATGCTCCGGGGCGCAGAGGCATCGGCTTCGGAGGTAGGCCAGCGGGTTATTCAGGCGCTGGTGGAACGATTTGAACAAGAATAAGGAGGGAACGAGATGTCTAACGTCTATACCCAATTCAGTGAATATGAATGCAAGCAGATCGGTCTGAAGATCGGCACCACGGAAACCTATCTGTGGGGGTGCATTGGTGAGGTGAGCGTGACCAAGGATCTGGTCAAGACGGTGAAAAAGTGCCGTGGAGTGGTGAACAAGTCCCGCACCAGAGAGGCGGGCACGGGCACCATCAAGGTGAAGGCCCATTGGCCCATCGCCCTGCTGTACGCCTTGCAGGCCATGAATGTGACCGGCCTGAAGGAGGGCGTGTATGCCTCCGGTGACGGCTGTATCCACCCAGAGGGGTGCCTGACCCTGCTGGTGGAGGATGAGGATGGGAAGCTGAAATACAAGGCGTTCCCGCGGGTCACGCTGTCCTCTGAGGTGGAGGATGCGGTGACCAATGGCGAGGAAGAAGTGGCGGAACAGGAGCTGGAGTTCACCTACATGAAGGACGATGCCGGCTATGGCTGCTACGAAGCCCTGGCGGAGCAGGTAGATGCGACCACCGCTTCCACCTGGATGGAGAACTTTACGACAGATCTGGTGAAAGCCACCGGGGAAGGAGGTTAAAAGGATGACACAGCACGCAATGCCTATGACGGTACAGACCTTGTCCCTGCGGAACGGGGAACAGGTGCCTATGACGTTGAATATGTACGCCCTGTATCAGCTGAAACAGCAGAAGAAGGGGCTGTATACCCGCATCAACCACATCCTGATGAAGGGTGCGGAGGATGTGATCGACAATGCCACCGTGCTCTACTGCGGCTATCTCTGCGCCAACCTGGAAACGCTGGAACAGTGCATGAGCGAGGAGGCGTTTTTACGGCAGCTGCCGGAGAGCCTGATGGCGGTCATCCGAGCGGCGTCCCAGCTGCTGGGCGTCCAAAACCCTCCCGGTTCCGCAGCGGCCTCCGGCGCTGCGGGCGAGGGCGAGGGGGCGTAACGCTGGTGCTGGAGGAGGTGGCGGACTGGTACACGCTGTTCGTGCTGGCCCACCACATTCCGGAGGAGACGTTCTGGTTTGCTGACCTGGCCTTCTTATTTGAGGTGGCGGCCAACTGGACGGCTTTTCAGGAGCACCAGGCGTATTTGATGGAACGGGAACGAGAGAGGAGGCGGTGAGATGGCCAACAAAAATGAAGCGAAGGTGACGTTCAAGGCGGAGACTGACGCGTTCACCGATGGCATCAAGGCCATCAACACCTCCATCGGCGCCATGAACGCCCAGCTGAAACTGAACTCCGCCCAGCTGGACGGCACGTCGAGCGACACGGAAGCGCTGCGGAGCAATATGAAGCTGCTGGCGGATGCCCAGGCCAGCGCCGGACAGAAGGTGGAGCTGACGCGGATGAAGCTGGAATCTGCGTGCGCGATCTTCGGCGAGAACAGCGTGGAGGCCGACCGGCTGCGCAAGTCGTTGGCGCTGGCGGAATTGCAGGAGGCCAACCTGGGCAAGAAGCTGGATGCGGCCAGCGCCGCACTGGATGCCCAGGAGTCCGCGTTCGGGCAGCTGTCCGGCACCATCTCCCAGCAGGAAGGTGAGCTGGAAGGGCTGAAACGCTCCTACACAAATGTGGTGCTGGAGCAGGGCAGTGAGTCGGATGCGGCCAAGGAGCTGGCCGGACAGATCACGGCGTTGTCCAAGGAGCTGGAAGGCAACCGTGCCACTCTGCGGGAGGCATCCGATGCTGCTGACCAGCTGACCCGAAGCACGGACGAGGTGACGCAGGCGGCAGAGGAAGCCGAGGGCGGCTGGACGATGATGAAGGGGGTGCTGGCTGACCTGGTGTCCAATGGTATCCAGGCGGGCATTGGCAAGCTCCACGACCTGGCCAGTGCCGTGTGGGAGCTGCCAGAGGCCACGCGAGAGTACCGGACGGCTATGGCCAAGCTGGACACCGCCTTTTCCAAGGCCAATTTCTCCGCCGATGTGGCTGCCGGCACCTACCGCACCCTGTATCGAGTGGTGGGGGACACCGACCAGGCCACCGAGGCGGCCAACCTCATCGCCAACATGGCCAAAAATCAGAAGGAGCTGCAACAGTGGACGACCATCCTGACCGGTGTCTTTGGCACCTATGGCGACTCCCTGCCGGTGGAATCCCTGGCGGAAACGGCGGCGGAGACGGCCAAGACCGGAACGGTGACGGGCAGTCTGGCAGATGCGCTGAACTGGTCCAGTGAGGCTGCGACCATGTTCGCAGGGTATATGAACAAGGACGTAAAGACAGCGGAGGACGCCTTCAATGTGGCGCTGTCCCAGTGCTCCAACGAGCAGGAGCGGCAGGCGCTCATCACGGAGACCCTGACCAAGCTGTACGGCGGTGCGGCAGAGCAGTACCAGGAGACGGCGGGAGACATCCTGGACGCCAATGACGCCACGGCACGGTTGGCTGAGGTGCAGTCCCAGATGGGCGAGGCCATGGAACCGGCCAACACGGCGTGGCAGAATCTCAAGACCACCCTGATGGAGTCCTTCCTCCCCATCGCCATCGAGCGGGTACAGGGGCTGGCGGGGCAGATTGATGCCCTGGCAGGGGCACTGTCCGGAGTTATCGGGTGGTGCCAGGAGCATCAGACGCTGCTGACCATTATTGGCATCGGTCTGGGCGTGCTGGCTACGGCCATTTTGGCCTATAATATCTCCCTTCACGCAACAGCAATCGCTACGGCGGTGGCCACGGCAGCGACTGGGGCGTTTGCTGCTGTGGTGGCTGCTTTAACATCTCCGTTCTTTTGGATAGGTGCAGCAATCGCCGCAGTTGTTCTTGTCATTAAAAACTGGGGTACAGTGTCCGGATGGCTCAGTTCTGTTCTGGAATTCCTAGGCGGTGTGTTCCAAGGTATTGGGAACACCATCCAAAGTGTTGCTTCTGGTATCTGGGGTACTATTCAGAATGTTTTTACTAGCATTGGAAACACCTTTCAGACAGCAGTTAACGCAGTCGCTACAACCCTTCAAGGCGTCTTTGACACCATCCACACTGTGACCCTCAACGCCCTGGACGGCATCCGGGGCTTTTTGGACAGCACATGGTACGCCTGGCAATCCTTCCAGGCAACGCTTGCCGGCCTGTGGAACAGCATCAAAGCAACGGCGTTGTCTGTGTGGAACGCCATCAAAAATGCACTGTTAGGTATCGTGAACGGCATCCGGAGCGGAGTGACCAATGGGGTCAATGCGGTGAAGAACACGGTCAGTGCGATTTGGAATGGCATCAAGACGGTGACCTCAACGGTGTGGAACGGCATCAAGTCCTGCGTGACTGGGGTGGTCGGCGGCATCAAGAATGGCGTCTCCACCGGCATCAACGCAGTAAAGAACACCGTCAGCAGCATTTGGCATGGCATCCAATCGGTGACCACCACCGTTTGGCATGGCATCAAGTCCGGCGTGGTCGGGGTGGTCACTGGCGTAAAGACTACGGTGGGCAATCTCTTCAACGGCCTAAAAAATACCGTGTCCTCCATCTGGAACGGCATCAAATCCGCCATCATCACGCCGGTCACGGCGGCCAAGGAGAAGGTGAAGGGGGTTATTGACAAGATCAAGGGGCTGTTCCACTTCAGCTGGAGCCTGCCTAAGCTGAAGGTTCCCCATTTTGGCATCAGTCCGGCGGGCTGGAAGGTAGGCGACCTGCTCAAGGGCAGCATCCCCCATCTGTCCGTGCGCTGGGCGGCCAAGGGCGGCATCATGCGCAACCCCACCCTGTTTGGCGGAGGGGAAGCCGGTGCCGAGGGCATTTTGCCGTTGGAGCGGAACACCTGGTGGATGGACAAGCTGGCGGACATCGTGACGGTGCGGATGGCAGGGCAGACCCAGGCCATCGACTATGACCGGCTGCAAGGGCTGGTACGGGAGCTGGTGGATGGGATGACCCAGCCCATCTATTTCAAAGACCGAGAAGTGGGTCGGATGGTACGGGAGGTGTTGTAAGTGGAAGTCGTATTTCAGAATCACGCAGGCAAGGCGCTGCCGCTGACCCAGTGGCCGCTGATGCTGCAAGACGAGGAGAAGCTGCTCAAGGTCTCCCGCAGCTACGCCAGCACGGAGCGCCGGGCGGAGGGTATCACCATCGACCGGTGGTTCAAGCGTAGCCAGGAGTTCAGCCTGACGGTGGCCGTCTTTGCCGACAGCGCCGAGGCGTTCTACAACCTGATGGATGCGCTGGAAGCGGTCACGGTGGCGGACATCGCCGCCCGGAAGCCAGGACGGCTCTATGTGAACGGGCGGAGCTACCTGCCCGCCTACATCAGCGGGTGGGAGGTGAGCGAGTGGGAAGAAGATGCCTGGGCGACCGACCTGACCCTGACCGTGCTCTCCCCCTATCCCTACTGGATGACCGAGACCACCCTGACCTATCTGCCCACCAACGTCGCACGGACGGGGCCTGCGGTGGTGGGGGTCTCCCTGGTGGGCGCGGCCATCGTGGCGGACGAGAAGCGCTATCCATACCAATATCCCCACCGGTATGGCAACAGCCTCATCAGCTCCAGTCTGACCAATCCTGCCATCGCCCCTTGTGGGTTCCGGATGGTGGTCTTCGGCCCCTGTGACCAGCCTGTGGTGTATATCGACGGCCACGCCTACAGCGTGGCGGTGGCATTGACTGCCGACCAATATCTGACCATCGACAGCCAGGAGAAGACCATTGTGGTCACCGGTCGGGACGGTGGGAAGACCAACTGCATCCATCTGCGGGATCGGCAGAGCTATGTGTTCCAGCCCATCCCAACGGGCACGGTGCCCATCACCCGCAGCGACAACTTCGGCGTGGACATCACGCTGATCGAGGAGAGGAGTGAGCCGCGGTGGACTTGATCTACACCAACGCAGACCTGGTGGATCAGGGGGTGCTCCAGGACTGCATGCTGGACTTGGCCTTTGGGGCGGATGAGAACGACTTCGAGCTGGAGGTGCCAGCGGAGGGGGTGACCCTGGAGGCTGGGGCGCTGCTATACATAGAGGGCACCGAGTACGGCGGCATGGTGGATGGGATGCGCTACACCTCTGCTGACGGGGTGAAGCGGTACACCGGCCGCACCTGGCACGGTATCTTGAACAGCAAGGTCATCCAGCCGGATGCGGGGGCGGACTACTACACCGTGTCCGGAGACGCCAACGCTGTCCTGGCTGTAGTCCTCCAACGGCTGTCCCTGTCCGCCCTCTTTGTGGCGGCGGACGGCTCAAGCGGGTTGTCTGTGTCCTATCAGTTCAATCGTTACTGCGGCGGCTACGATGGCCTGCGGGCTATGCTGGACAGCGTGGGCGGCAAGCTGCGGATGGAGGTGCTGGGGACGGGACGGGTACGGCTATCTGCGGAGCCTGTCACACGCTATGTGAAGGAGAACGAGTGGGACAGCGATCGGATGACCATTGACGCCACCCAGCTGTGGCACCCGGTGAACCACCTGATCTGCCTGGGCAAGGGCGACCTGCGCCAGCGGCAGGTGGTGCATCTGTACGCCGACGCCCAAGGGAATCTCTCCACCCACCAGACCAGCACAGGGCTGGCAGAACGAGTGGCGGTGTATGACTACTCCAATGCGGAGAGCCTGGAGAGCTTGACCGCCAACGGAATGGCCAAGCTGGCGGAATACCAGGCCGGGGACAGCTGCAAGGCGTCTCTGGCGGACAGTGAGACGGTCTACGACATCGGCGATGTGGTGGGCGTTTGCGACGCTGTGACGGGGCTGTCTGTGGAGACCACCATCACGAAAAAGATCGTCACCATCTCCGGCGGAGTGGTGACAGTATCGTACAAGACAGGGAGTGAGTGATCAAATGACAAATTATCTAGTGACCGGGTTCACCGGTCAGGACGTGACCGCCAGTTTGGACGCCCATATGCACGCCGCCATGGTGGGCGCTGGCAGCTATGTGACGGCGCTGGGGAGCCAGCTGGCGGCGTCCATCGTGGACGCTAACACTATCCGTCTGGCGGATGGGGCGTTGTTCTTTCAGGGGCTGTTCGCCTGCATCCCCACGGGGCAGACAGCGGACGTGGCGCTGGAGTCGGGCAGCCAGGGACAGAACCGGCTGGACTTGATCGGGTTCCAGTACACCAAGGACGTGACCACCGGACAAGAACAGGGGACGTTCGTGGCCCTCAAGGGCACGCCGGTGGCTGGCACACCGGAACCGCCTGCGTACACCGCCGGCGACTGCCTCGGCGGCGCTGTGTCGGCCTTCCTGCCTCTGTATCTGGTACGGCTGACCGGTATCGCCGTGGAGTCGGTGACCCGACATGGGCAGTGGCAGAGTCTGCCGCCGGTGAGTCAGGCCAACCAGACCTCTGCGGCGCTGGCCAGTCAGCTGACCCAAGTGCAGCAACAGTACGCAGGGCTGGTGCTGGTGCCTGGTGACAGCATCTATGTGCGCAGTGTGTTCTGCGCCGGCGGTGTGACGGGAGGCGGGAAGAATCTGTACTTCTTCATCCCGTTGTCCCGGACGCCGGTGGGGGTGACCACGGTGACGCTGACCAATCCGGACACAGCCAACGTGACCGCCCGTAAGGCCAGCGGCGGGTACATCGCCGATGGAAAGACGGTGGGCACCATGGGCACGGTGACCTGCGACATCCACCCCAACGGTGTGGCCGTCAGCATCCGGTCGGAGACGGTGTATGATGTGGTGAACAACACACCGGCGGTGGTGGAAGCAGACAAGTTCAACCTGGCGTTTGCGTGAGGAGGTGAGACGATGGCAGCATATCAACCCCACAACTGGCAGGCTGGCCAGACCATCACGGCGGAGCGGCTGAATGCGCTGGAGCAAGGTTTGGCAAAGACGCAGGATGAGACAGGAGAACCGGTGGAAGCGCTGACCAACGAAGAACTGGAAGCGCTGCTGACCTAAGGAGGAGTCATGGGATTAGAGAAATTTTTAGATAAAAACGGTGTGCTGTTCCTTTGGGGGAAGATCAAGGCGGCCTTTGCCACCAAGGACAGCGCTACCAGCACAGAGAACGGTCTCATGTCCAGCGCTGATAAGGTGAAGCTAGACGGGATTGCAACAGGGGCGAACAAGTACGTCCACCCGTCGTACACGCCGAAGGAGTCCGGCCTGTACAAGATCACGGTGGACGCCACCGGTCATGTGAGTGCCGTGGAACTGGTGGCCAAGGCGGACATCACTGGGTTGGGCATCCCAGAGTCGGATACCACCTACGAGGTGTTTGGGAGCAACAAGGACGGTCTGGTGCCCGGATGTGCGCCAAACCAGATGACCAACACGTTGTATTTGACCAACCACGGCACCTGGACGGGCATTGACCGCCTGTCCGGGTTTACGTTAGACGAACTGTCCGACACGGTATATACCGGCATCCTATACCTGCAAGCTGGAGACAACGTCACGGTCGAGCCCGTCACAAATGAGATGGGTGCGCCTGGCATCAAAATCTCTGCCACTGGCGGCACCCAGAGCTACAACCCAGCCACCCAGATCAAGGACGGCCTCATGTCCAGCGCAGACAAAACCAAGCTGGACGGGCTGCCCACCAACGACAGCTTGGCGACCACCTATGCGAAGAAGTCGGACATCACCAATATGTACCGTTACAGAGGCAGCGTGGCGGCTGCGGCAAACCTGCCCACCACCGGTCTGACAGCAGGGGATGTGTACAACATTGACGCCGCCAGCAGCTACGGTCCGGCGGGCACCAACGTGGCGTGGACGGGGACTACTTGGGATGCGTTGGGTGGGTTGTTGACCATCGACGCCATCACCAACGCTGAGTTGGATGAAATCTGTGTGTAAGGGGGTGTCTGTATGCCGTGGCTAGATAAACCGGGCGCAACGCATCTGTGGGCAAAAATCAAGGCCTACGTCAATAGCGTGGTACCGAAGGCCAACTACAGCAAAACGAACTACAGCAGCTTTTCCGGCAGCGTTGTTTCCGACGGCACCCTCACGGTGACGAAAAAGTTTGGTGTGTGCTATCTCAACGGCGGCATCACCCTGACTGCTGCGGTCAGCGGCTGGGTAACGCTGCTGGATAGCAACGCCGTACCAGCGCCCCAAAATGGCGAAGCCATCATCATGACCCTGCCCTCCTGGAAAGCACCCACCACCAACCCAGCCAGACTGCGGATCCCTGCCGACGGCGGGTTGCAGATTACCAGAGGCTCGGCCAATGCATTTTGGATCAATCTGGCCTACCCCATCGCTTGACGGAAAGGACAACGATAAATGACGTACATCACACAGATTGTCGTCGGAGTCTGCACCTCGCTCCTGACTGCTGCTCTGCTGGCCGTATGGCGTGGCCAGCAGAAGCTGCGGCGAGAGCTGCGACAGCGGGAGCAGGCGCTGACTGACGGGATGCGTTGCGTGCTGCGGCTGGAACTCATCCACGAGCACGCCCGTTACATGGACAAGGGCTACATCCCTGTCTACGCCATGCAGAACGTATTGGACAGCTATGCCGCCTACCATGCGTTAGGCGGCAACGGAACCATCACGAAGATGGTAGACGAGCTGAAAAGAATCCCGACAAGAGAGGAGTAACGAGATGAAAAACAAGAATTGGTGGAAAGCAGCAGGCTGGCGTGCCCTGCGCACGGTAGCCCAGACCGCCCTGGCGACCATCGGCACGACCACCGTGCTGACCGGTGTAGACTGGCTGCTGGTGCTCAACACGACCGCCCTGGCGGGCATTTTGAGCGTGCTGACCAGCATCATCAAGGGCATCCCGGAAGTGGACGAGGAGGAATAATCGCTTGTAAATTTGCGGACAAACAGAGCAAATCTAGGTCCTAAAATGGCTGGAACGATGCCTTGTGGGCTGTTAGTACACACTTCGGGACTTGGGTTTTGGTAAAATGTAGTGAGACGACAATTTGGAGGAATTAACATGAATAATGCAGAATTTGTAGCACTGACCAAGAAACTCGTAGCTGATTATGCTAACCAGCATATGGACAAGACGGATATGCAGGAGATCAAGCCGGAGGACGTATACATCGTGTGGATGTGCAAGACGCTCCAGAACAGCAAAGCGTTGCTGAGCACTCCTCTGCCGGATGGGATGTACTACGAGGCAACCTATAACGGCGACAAGCATGAGCTGTATTTGGACGCATACAAAAAGTTCGAAAACCGATGCTATCCGTTGGGCGAATAAAATCCGGTCGGTTTCGACCAGTTTAGAAGGAGGTAGAGAAATTATGGCACTGAAAGGCATTGACGTGTCCGAATGGCAGGGCACTATCGACTGGAGAGAAGTCGCAAAGGACGGTGTGCAATTTGCGGTCATCCATGCGGGCTATGGACGGGAATTGTCCCAGAAGGATAAATACTTTGAGCGGAACTACGCCGGAGCCAGAGCGGCTGGCATCAAGGTGGGCGCTTTTTGGTACAGCTACGCCGACAGCGTAGCGCGGGCAGAGCAGGAGGCCAGAACCTGTCTCAAGGTATTGGATGGCAAGCACCTCGACCTGCCGGTCTTCTTTGACCAGGAATACGAACCCGGAATCCTGAAGCTGTCTACCAAGACCAGGACGGACATCGTGCTGAAATTTTTGGAGACCATCAAAGCTGCTGGACGACCCTGCGGTCTGTATAGCTCCACCGATTTTATTACGACCAAACTCCAGGCCAACCGGTTGACTGCCTATCCCCTCTGGATTGCCGAATACGGCTCCAAACTCCATTATACCGGCAAGGTCT